AGAGCAACTTTGTCGCTTTGAATAAAGAATACGAAGTTAAGCTTGCCGAAGTAGATGCGGAGAAACGGATATTGATGGGTGCGGCATTAATACCAAATAAGCAAATTTATCGTAAGTATGGAAAGGATGAGTTTTATGTATTCTTCTCAAAGGATACGGTAAAGCAAGCATCCGAATTGTTCTTAAAGAATGGGAATCAGTCAAACGCTACTTTGCAACACAATAGCAAGATTGAGGGGATGACAGTAGTAGAGTCTTGGATTATTGATGATACCGAAAATGATAAGTCTAATGCCTATGGCTTTTCTTTGCCTGAAGGTACTTGGATGATTTCAATGAAAGCAGATAATGACGAGGTTTGGAAAGATGTTAAAGACGGAAAAGTTAAAGGCTTTTCAATCGAAGGATATTTTGCGGATAAATTAGAAATGGCTAAAGAAGAAGAAATTGTTAGACAAATTATTGACATACTTAAAAATGGCGAAGAATAAAACTACATCTCCAGTTGGCGGAGATAGAGCTTGCTTATGCGAGGACGGAACGTATTCGAAAGAATGCTGTAAAGGCGAAATTATTAATCAAGGCATTGGATCATTAGTTGGGCAAGGAAGCGCATCTAATATTGTTAATACCAATGAGCCAAGAACTATTGTAAGCGTAAATTAATCAATTAAATAAATAAGTATGAACTACAAAAACAAGTTAAACCAAATCAAAGCGTTGCTTTCATTAGAGGTTAAGCTTGCACAAATGAAGCTTGAGGATGGCATTACCATTATCGAAGCAGAATCATTTGAGCCTGACTTCTCTGTTGGAATCGTAACTGCTGATGGTATTGTACCTATGCCAATGGGCGAGTACAAGTTGGAAGATGGAAGCATCTTGGTTGTTGCGGTTGAAGGCATTATTGCTGAAATCAAACAAGAGGAAGCTGAAGCGGAAGTTGAAGTTGAGGTAGCTCCTGAAGAGGTTGTTGAGCCTATGATGGAAGCAGAGCCAGCTGCGCCTTCTCCTAAGCGTATCGTTGAATCAGTTTCAAAAGAAACATTCTTCGAAGCACAAATTGAAGCATTGCGCAATCAATTAGAAGAAATCAAAGCAGAAAACGAGGCTTTGAAATTGTCTAAGCAATCTTTAGAGGTTGAGTTATCAAATGTTGAGGAAGGTGCGCAAGCAATTGTTACTAATCCTGAATCAGAAGTAAAAGTAAATTCATTCAAATTATCAAAGAATCGCACTCATTCAATTGAGGATTCAGTATTTTCTAAAATTTTTAACAAATAATTAATTAAATAATGGCTACTACAACAAGCATTACAACAACTTATGCTGGCGAGTTTAAGGATCAAATTATCGCTGCTGCATTATTATCTGCACCAACTATCGAAGCTGGTGGTATTACAGTAAAACCATCTATCAAGTACAAAGAAGTCATCAAGAAATTGTCTTCTGATGCTATCTTGAAAAATGCTACTTGCGATTTTGATGCAACTTCTACAGTTACATTGACAGAGCGTATCTTAACTCCTGAAGAATTCCAAGTTAACTTACAACTTTGCAAGAAAGATTTTCATTCAGATTGGTTATCTGCACAACAAGGATATTCTGCATTTGATGTATTGCCAACTTCTTTCCAAGACTTCTTAGTTGCTCACGTTGCTGCTAAAGTTGCTGCAAAGAACGAAACAAACATTTGGTCAGGGGTTACTGCTAACGCTGGCGAGTTCGACGGTTTTGCTACATTATTAGCTGCTGACGCTGCTCTTCCTGCTGCTCAAGAAGTTGCTGGTACTACTGTAACTGCTTCTAACGTAATCACTGAATTGGGTAAAATCGTTGATGCTATCCCAGCTGCTCTTTACGGAAATGACGGATTGTATATCTACGTTTCACAAAACATCGCTCGCGCTTACGTTCGTGCTTTAGGTGGTTTCGGAGCTTCAGGCTTAGGAGCTAATGGTACTAACTCAATGGGTACACAATGGTACAACAATGGCTCTTTATCATTTGACGGTGTTAAAATCTTCGTAGCAAATGGTTTAGCTGCTAACAAAGCAATCGCTACTACTAAGGACAACTTGTTCTTCGGTACTGGTTTATTGACTGACTTGTCAGAAGTTAAAGTTATTGATTTAGCAGATATCGACGGATCGCAAAACGTTCGCGTAGTAATGCGAATGACTGCTGGTGTTCAATATGGCATCGTAGAAGATATCGTTACTTACGGTATCACTAACTCTGCTAACTAATTAGCATCTTAATAGCTCCTCGTTAATTCGGGGAGCTTATTTTAAAATCATTTAATTTATTTTAATATGGCTTGTGATATTTCACTTGGTAGATTAGAGCCTTGCAAAACAAGTAACGGAGGTTTAAAAGCCGTTTACTTTGTTAACGAGGGCGATGCTACTGGAGTTACATACAATGTAACGGATACGGACGCCATTTCTGCGGTAGCTGGTACACCAACAGCTTATAAATATGATTTGAAAGGAAACTCATCTTTTGAGCAAACAATCACTTCATCTCGTGAAAATGGTACGACTTTCTTCGAGCAAACTCTTAATTTGACTTTGAAGAAATTAACAATTAAAGACCATAAGCAAATCAAATTGCTTTCATATGGACGTCCTCAAGTTATTGTTGAAGATAACAACGGGAACTTATTCTATTGTGGTTTAGAGCATGGAATGGAAGTAAGCGGAGGCACAATCGTTACGGGTGCTGCAATGGGAGATTTGTCAGGATATACTTTGGTATTATCAGGACAAGAGCCAGTTCCAGCTAACTTCTTGACTACTACTTTAACTGCGGCTGGTTTTACAGTTGTTACTGGAGTTTAGTTTTTTTGTGTTGTTTAGGTTTTGAAATTGGGCGGACAGATGTTCCGTCCTTTTTCATTTAAAAACAAACCTATACTATTATCGTTTATTAATTATGATAATCTTAAAAGAATCAGCATTAGCGCAAGAGGTTAAATTCATTCCTACACGAGGAGGCGTGCCTAATGAGTTATTTTTAAAAAACGAAACTACTGGCGAGGTTGCAACTAAATATATAGATTGCACAACTGAATCATTTTATAGTAAATTTTCAAGCATTTTAACTTTAGAAGAAGGACATTTTTATACCTTAACTATTAATCAAAATTCGGATAAATTTACAATTGACAATTTCAATTCAAGAGTAGTTTTGGATGGAGGAGTATTTGAAGGGGAAAGCTGTTTATATACTTTCTTTTCTTTATTTGAACATACGAGTAATTTAATTTATCTTGATAAGGTATTTTGCACTAACCAAGATATTGATACATATTCAGTTAATAACGGGGAATATGTAGCTAACAATCAAAACATAATTTTCTATGAGTAATATCCATTTCGTAGAATTGGAAGCTTACAAAGCACCGAAATCTATTGAGAGTAATAAGAATAATTGGGTTGAGTTTGGCGATAACAACGACTATTATGGCTATTTAAACGCTCGTTATAATGGATCGACAACTAACAATTCAGTTATCAACTCAATTAGCAAGCTTATTTATGGCAAAGGATTAGATGCAACAGATTCTAATCGTAAGCCAAATGAGTATGCTCAAATGAAAATGTTACTTCGCAAAGATGTTGTGAAGAAATTAGTAGTTGATTACAAACGTTTAGGTCAAGGATACTTACAACTTATTTACAATAAGGCAAAGAATTCTATTGTAAGAGTTGAGCATATTCCTACAATGAATATTCGTGTAGAAAAGTGCAATGAGAAAGGAGAGATTACTGGATATTATTATAGCGATAATTGGCTTGATACGAAGAAATTCCCCCCTAAGCGTATTTCAGCATTCGGATTCGGAGATAAGACCTTAGAATTGATTTCTGTTGGTAACTATACAATCGGACAAAAATACTATTCCAATGTTGATTACTTAGGAGCTTTGCCTTATGCTCAACTTGAGGAAGAAATTGCAGACTATTTAATCAATGATGTACAAAATGGATTTGCTCCTACTACTATTATTAATTTTAATAACGGTATTCCCGACGAAGAAAAACAAGAGCTAATATCTAACGATGTTAAGCGTAAGACTTCGGGATCGCATGGTGTTAAAACTATCGTAGCATTTAACAACGATGAAACGAAGAAAACAACTATTGATTCAGTTCCTTTAAATAATGCTCCTGAACATTACCAATATTTAAGCGAAGAGGCAAGAGGCAAAATACTTTTAGGGCATGGAGTAACTTCAGGCTTGCTATTTGGTATTCCTTCGGCTAACGGATTTAGCTCAAACGCTGATGAATTAAAGAATGCTTTTGTATTGTTTGACAATATGATTATCAGACCATTCCAAGAGAATCTTTGCGATATGTTTGACGAGATTTTAGCATTCAATAAGATTAGCTTAAATCTTTATTTTAAAACGCTTCAGCCTTTAGAGTTTACTGACCTATCTCCGGTAGTAGATAGTACTTCAATGGAAGAGGAAACGGGCGTAAAGCTATCTTCTCAAGAGGATTATTTGGACGAATTTGGAGAAGATATAGACTTGAATGAATGGGAATTAATTGATTCTCGTGTTGTAGAAAGTTTAGAAGATGAAGAAAGGTTAGATGCCGAAATTGAAGCATTAAATAATCCTGAAAAATCTTTATTCTCAAAGGTATGGGAATTTTTAGCACCGTCAACTGGAGTTGCAAGACCTAATTTGAAATCTTCTCAAGATGGCAAGTTATTCATGTCAAGATACAGATATAGTGGTAATCCAAATCCTGAAAGAGAATTTTGCAAGAAAATGATGCGAATGAATAAACTATATCGCAAAGAAGATATAGATCGCATGAGTAAAAAAAATGTAAATCCTGGTTTCGGTATGCACCCTAATCCAAATGAGCCTTATGATATTTTTCTTTGGAAAGGTGGCGGGAAGCTTAGCGATGCTTATAATTTTGGAACTTGCAAGCATTTTTGGACAAGAGAAACTTACAGAAGATTCACGAATCCAAAAACAGCAAAAGAAGTAACTCCAGCTGAAGCAAGAAAAGCGGGGGAAATATTGCCTAAAGTAGATAGAAGAGCTTATATTGCTCCACACGATATGTAGCACAAGGGGTGTTGCATATTGTAATCATATTTATTATATTTGTAAAACAAAATATAATTTTTATGGAAAAGTGGAAATCAGTTAAAGGATTTGAAAGTCAATATGAGATTTCAAATTTAGGCAATTTAAGAAGTATAGATAGAGTTGTAAAACATTATGTTAATGGATTTACAAGAAAATATAAGGGCAGTAGTAAGAAATTAAGAAAAGATAAAGATGGCTATTTGAAATGCACTTTAAAAAAAGATGGGGAAATTTTCCATTTTAGAGTTCACAGATTAGTAGCTGAAGCGTTTATAATAAATGAGGAACAATTAAAAATTGTAAATCATTTAAATGGTATAAAAACAGATAATAGAGTTGAAAATTTAGAGTGGTGCAATCATTCAGACAATGTAATTCATGCGGTTTTAAATAGATTTATTGAAACTAAACTAACGGATGAGCAAGCAATTGAAATTTTTAATTCTAAATTATCAAATAGAAAATTAGGCGAACAATTTAAAATAAATAGCTCTATTGTTTGGAGGATTAAAAACAAAAAGGCTTATAAACATTTATGGCTCAAGCATTATTTGTAACTCGTGATGATATTGTTAAATTCACTGCCTTAAACGGCAATGTTGATACTGATAAATTCATTCAGTGGGTAAAGGTTGCACAAGATATTCATATTCAAAATTACTTGGGTACGAAGCTTTTTAATAAAATTAACGATGGAATTGTAGCGGGAAACTTAGCTAATCCATATTTAATGCTTTTAAATGTGTATATTAAGCCAATGGTTATTCATTGGTCAATGGTTGAATATATGCCATTTGCAGCTTATACTATTGCTAACAAAGGAGTTTATAAGCATGGAAGCGAAAATAGCACCAATGTAGAAAAATCAGAAGTTGACTTTTTAGTTGAAAAGGAAAGAAGTATTGCTCAAAATTATACTCGTAGATTTATTGATTATATGTGTTTTAATCAATCGAGCTTTCCCGAATACAATACAAACTCAAACGCAGATGTCTATCCCGATAAAGAATCATTTGGAGCTGGCTGGTACTTATAGAGGAAAGTACAAGCCAAAAGAAAAGAACGTAAAGAAGTTAGAAATATTTTTAAAGAAAATAAACAATGGCGAATAACATAGGATGGGGGCAAGGAGCTATTAATAACTCCATAGGATGGGGGCAAGGAGCAGTTAGCAATTTAATTTCTTGGGGGAAATCTCAATTAAGTTCGTATTCGGGAGAAACTAACATTGCTGGAGGTGCTGGATTTTCTTATGCGACTGATTTTCAGACAAGAGTAATTGCAGATTCAGGCACTTTTGAATCATTTGATTGCATGGTTAATTTATTAAATAACATATAAAATGGCGGTATTAAATTCAGCTTCTTTGGTTATAACTCCAAATGGCTATAAAGCAAATAAATTATATTCGGTTATTCCTACGGATGGATTGGGCGATATGACTTTTACTCGCGCTGGAGATACAGCAACAAGGGTAAATCCAAGTGGATTAATTGAAACTGTATTGGCAAACAAGCCAAGACTTGATTATACTAATAGCACTTGTCCAAAGTTATTACTTGAGCCACAGCGAACTAATTTAGCCTTAAGAAGCCAAGAATTTGGTAATATATCTTGGAATAAAATTAGTTCAAGCGCTTCTGAAAATGTTGTTATAAGTCCAGATGGAACTCAAAATGCAGATAAATTAGTAGAAGATAATACTCTTGCTGGACATGCTTTCTATAATGGTGTTACATCTACTGCAAATATACCATATACGTTAAGTATTTTCTTAAAAGCTGATGGAAGTGGAAGAAATTTAAGGTTAAGTATATATGATTCTGCATTTTTAAACGGTGGATATGTTGTATTTAATTCATCATCTGCAACTCTTACAACTCAGACAAATGTTGGTGATGGAGTGGTAAATTCTACAAAAATTGAAACTTTCGGAAATGGTTGGTTTAGAGTTAGTATAACTGCAACATTGCAGCAAACAATTATAAGGGCTGGATTATTTTTACAAAATGGTTCAAATATTGGAATTTATACTGGTGATGGTGCTTCAGGAATTTATCTATGGGGCGCACAAATTGAAGCTGGCGCTTATGCTACTTCTTATATTCCTACTACTACTGCAACGGTAACAAGAAATCAAGATATTGCATCAAAAACTTCTGCAAGTTCATTGATTGGACAAACAGAAGGAACAATGTTTTGGGATGTCAATTTTGAATCAAGAGCATCAAATATTTCTTTTGCAATAAAAAATATTGGAAATACAGGTTTTATTAGAATTATTGCAACTGGGACATTGATACAATGTACAGTAAGTAATTCAAGTACAACAACAGCTGCTATTGATTTTACGAACTCTAATACTGGCAGATTCAAATTTGCAATTGGATATAAAAACGATGATATTGTATTTTATGCAAATGGAGTTTTAGTAGGAACAGATACAAGTTCTGCAATTCCAGCAACGACTGATATAGATTTATATCAAGTTATAAGTAATGGTCTTATTGCTAAATCAAATACTTATGCTTTATGGAAAACAAGATTATCAAATTCAGATTTAGCTACTTTAACAACTTTATAATATGAAATTTTTAAAATACGAATTTAGCCAATCAGATTGGAATAAATTAAAGTCAAAGCTTGAGGTTTCTCATATTGAGGACGAAGAAACTATTATATCTTACAATCAAGATTTAGTAGTTTCAGTAGTTGAAATCGGGTTTGTAATGCAAGCAGACGAAACACTTTCAAGCAAGTATTCAGTTGATATTCTTTGGCAATCGGATGAATTATCAGATTTCGCTAAATACAAAGTTTGGCCAAATCCAGTTGGAATTCATTCATTCGGTGCTTCGATTGATGCGCTTTACGAAGAAGCTTATAATAACAAATAAAAACAAATGGCACTTAATTTTACACACATAAAGGGGGACACATTCAATCAAGTAGCTTTTGAGCTTAAGATTGATTCAGTTGCGGTTAATTTAACGGGCGCAGTAATTAAGATGCAATTGCGTAAAAATGCTAACGATGTGTCCCCCGCATTAGCGTTAACTTCGGCAAGTTCTGCGGGCATTACGATTACAAATGCAACTTCTGGATTATTTAAAATCAATGAGCAAATTATTGATATTCCCGTTGATACATACCAATACGACATTCAAATTACTTTTGCGAGCGGTGTAGTTAAGACTTACATTGCTGGATCATTTAATATCACTCCTGAAATAACACGATAATTATGTGTGATGAAAACATCGAAATAGGTGTTACGGAAATCACTAATAATATCCTTGTTTCCGCAACTCCAACTGACCAAAAAATTGATATTAATGTAACGGAAACGACTGAAGAAGTTGCAGTAAATGTAACTCCATCAGTTGTAGAAGTTAACATTGATGTTACTCAAGAGCTAATTACGGAAATCGTAACAATAGATGCTGAAACTTGTGTAAATATCATTGATGTAAGCGTTACTGATGCAAGCGATAATGTTACTTTAAATATTACTCCAAGCATAGTTGAGGTAAACATTAATAGAGGCGGAGGCGGAAGTGGCTCTTCTACATGGGGAAGTATTACTGGAACATTATCAGCTCAAACGGATTTGCAAAGTGCTTTAGATGCAAAGCAAAACGTATTAGGTTATACTCCAGTACCAAACACAAGAACTATTACAATTAACGGAGTTACTTATGACTTATCAGCCAACAGAAGTTGGACGGTTGCGGGAGGATTAAGTGGTAGCGGTACAACGGGATATTTAACTAAATGGACTGGCTCAACAGCTTTAGGTAATAGCATTGCCTATGAGGATGCTGGCAACTTCTTAATTGGTACTACTTCGAGCTTATACAAGCTTACGGTAAATACTGCTTCAGGGGTTAACTTTGGTGTTGGTAAGACTTCGTTATTTGGAACAAACGATGCGGTATTTCTTAACTCGGTAAACGATAGTTATGGATCGATTCCTTTAACAATTAATGCTTCTCATATTGGATTATATATCGGATATAGCGAGAAGCTAAGAATTAATGCTTCTGGTAATGTATTAATTGGCACAACTACCGGAGTTACGGGTGGAGGATTATTGCAAGTTAACGGCATTATTAATTCGGGAGAATACGGATTACTTGGTGGTTATGTTGGATTGGATACAACTCCGACAACAACTCCAACAACTGCTGGAACTTTATCTTGGAATGACACAGACGGGACAGCAGATTTAAGACTTAAAGGTGGAAATGTAACGCTTCAAATTGGACAAGAAAACGTTGTTAGAGTAGTCAATAAAACGGGGGCAACATTAAACGAAGCAGACTTTAGAGCCGTAAGAATTAGAAGCGTAAGCGAAGGTGGGGCGCAAGGTCAAAGACTTGCAGTATTATTAGCTCAAGGTAATTCCGACCATGATTCAGCAACAACAATTGGTTTAGTAACCGAAAGTATTGCAAACAATCAAGAAGGGTTTATTACAACATCGGGAGAGGTAAAAGAAATAGATACTACGGGAGCTAAGTCTTACGGAGGATTGGAAACTTGGGCGGATGGAGATATGCTTTATTTATCTCCGACTAATGCTGGATATTTAACAAAAGTAAAACCAGTTGCTCCGCAGCACTTAGTAATAATTGGCTATGTAGTTTATGCTCATGCGGTACACGGAAAGATATTTGTTAAAGTAGATAACGGATATGAAATAGATGAGTTACACAATGTGCTTATTACATCCCCTACTAACGGGCAAGCTTTAGTTTACGATTCATCTAATAGCACATGGAAGAATCAAAGTATATCTTCGGGATCGGGAACGGTAACTTCAGTTGCTGCATCAGTTCCTACGGGATTCTCGATTAGTGGCTCTCCAATTACTTCCTCAGGGACTTTGGCTATTACATTCGCTTCGGGTTATTCTTTGCCGACAACAGCAAGCCAAACAAATTGGGATACATCCTACTCAAACAGAATTACATCGCTAACAACTACTGGCTCAAGCGGAGCAGCGACATTAATTAGCAATGTATTAAATATCCCTAACTACACTCTTACGGGTTTAGGTGGTGTTCCAACAACGAGAACATTAACAATCAACGGAACAGCATACGATTTAAGTGCTGACAGAAGTTGGACAATTTCAGGGAGTGGAGTATCAGGAAGTGGAACTACAAATTATCATGCAAAATGGACTAGTTCATCAGCATTAGGAGATTCATTAATTTATGACAATGGCTCAAGCGTTGCAATAGGAACAGCTTCCCCTCAAGCAAGATTTGATGTAAGTGGCAATGATGTTAATAGAAGTGGACTTGTAATATATAATGCTAATACTGCAAACGGAGATAAGCAAATTCAAATATTTGTTGGTGGTACATCAGCATATGGAATTACAGCTTGGCAAAATAGTGGAGTTATTGAATCAGTAGCTGGGCTATCAAGCAATTTTGTTTTAAGTAATTATCAGACTGGAAATATTATATTCCAAAATAGTGGGCGTCTTGAGCGAATGAGAATAACTTCAACGGGGCAAGTTTTTATAGGCAAAACTTCGGGAGCTTCTAAGTTTGGAGTTTCAGGATTACCAACTTCTTCTTCGGGATTATCAAGCGGAGATTTTTATCAAGTATCTGGAGTTGTAATGGTTGTGCCTTAATATCTTTTTATTATTATATTTGCTTAAACAAACACAAAATAAAATGAAAAAGTATTCTGATTTATTACGATTAGTTCAAATCTTAAATGCGGTTGGACAACAAGCTAACACTAAAGCTCAAAAGAAACTTGCTAAAATCGGGGAATTGATCCAGGAACATTTGGACGATTTCAATGATAAAAAAGACGAGATTCGTTTAGAAGCTTGTTCGGTAGATAAAGATGGAAACATAATTCAAAACGAAAAAGGAGATTACTCGTTTAACAAAGAGGGAGTTAAGAAGCTTAACCAAGCAATGAAAGATTTACTTGACAGCAAAATTAGCTTTACTCCTATTCAAGTTTCATTTCCTGAAGGATTAGAAGATTATACTTTTCTTGAAGGATGGGTTAAAGGAGTTAATTTTAATAAAATAGAACAAGAGGAAGTCGAATTGTAATGGTAGAATTTAAATGGGTTATTGTCCAGCTTGATACCAAGCCACAAGAGCAAGGACTACAAGATGTAGTATCGTTAATTCACTGGCGAAGAAATGCAAGTGATGGAAGTTACATTGCAGAATCTTACGGAACGATGCCTTGCGAAACTCCAAGCTCTACTGACTTTACGGCTTATCCTGATTTGACTCAAGCACAAGTTGAATCTTGGCTTGAAGCTGGACTTGACCTAGCAAGCATTGATAGTAATTTAGAGGAGCAAATCGAATTGCAAAAGAATCCTCCTATTGTTGTACTTCCATTGCCTTGGATAAAAGAAGCTTAATATGAACTTGGATGACATTGTAGTTCCATCTATTACTGGTGCAATCGGGGCTTTTGTTTCGTGGTTAGTTGGTCGCAAGAAAGAAAATGTTGAAGTGCAAGGAAGCGAAATAACTAACACACAAGAAGCCATAAAGATTTGGCGAGAGATGGCTCAAGAGATGTCTGATAAAGTAAAAGAATTAAGCGATAAGGTAGATGCCTTAACTCAAGAGGTACATAGCCTACGCACTGAAAATAGCGACTTAAAACACAAATTAGGACTTGATGAAAGTAAACCAAATCGGAGCAAAAGGACTAAACCTGATAAAGAAGTATGAGGGATTTAGGGCTAATCCATATGTCTGCAGTGGCGGTGTAAACACAATTGGATATGGTGCGACCTATTATCCTGATGGCAGAAAGGTAAAACTTACCGACAAACCAATCACTCAAAGAGAAGCCGATACAATGCTCTTAAATATGCTCAAACATTACGAGCAAGGTGTTGATTCATTCACGACTGATAAAGTTAATCAGAATCAATTTGATGCACTTGTAAGCATAGCTTATAACATAGGCTTGCAAGCATTAAAGGGAAGCACACTAATTCGCAAAGTAAATCTCGATCCAAACGACAAAACGATTAAGAACGAGTTTATGCGATGGACTAAAGCAAACGGCAAAGTATTGGATGGATTAATTAATCGTAGAAAAGAAGAAGCGGAGCTTTATGGAACAATATGTTAATTTAATTAAGGCAGTAACATGGTTGCTGCTTTTATTTTTTGTAGGCTATGTTTACAATTCTTGCAAAGAAAAGCCCAAACCTTTGCCAATCTCACAACAAATCACAATACACAATGAAATCATTAAAACCGATAGTGCTATTAATCGCATTCCTTTTATTATCAGTGATAGCGAAAGGACAAATTTCTTACAAAATTATAGGACATTCAGGTAAGGACATTTGTATTCCAGTTACTTTGATGGATACTATTATACACGACTTAAAAGAGCGTAAGCTACTGCTTCGAAAAGATAGCTTGAGCAAAGCCTATATTTCGATTCTAACGGACGAAAACTATGCAAGACAAGCAAAGATATACGAAACCGAAAAATCTTTCTATATTAGTGAAAACAAACGCAAAAGAAACGGATGGCAAAGAAACTTCTTTATACTTACAACAATAGCGACTACCTACTTTTTAATAAAATGAACGAAAAGCTAACGACTGCTCAAGTTCTGGATATAATGCTTGATGTAATGCAACAAGTCAGCGATTCAGATGATGCTACCTTTGTCTTGAAGATGAAGCTTGCAAATAATGTAGAGTTCTTAGTTGACCAATTAATGCAAGAATATGAGCAATCAATCTCAAAGTAAGCCGATGCAAGAGATAAGTCAGGAGGCATTCGACTTATACCTATCAGGAGAATACAAATCTCAAGGCTCAATCGTTAAACACTTAACCGACATTTATCCACATATTACAAAGGAGCGATTAAGGTTAGCTTTACTTAAAAGAGTTCATCGTTACAAAAAGAAGTCATCACATCCAGCTCTTACTGCGGAATGCGAAGAGGTTGGCTTACCAATGGAGAATGTTTCGAACTATTGGTATAAAGGCAAGCAATACTCAATTCATGTTAAAGGAGATAAAGAGAAAACTTATGAAGAAATTCGTGATGAAATTGTGGCGAGTATGCAAGACTATTCTCCAGTTTATCCTACTATCACTCGTAGTAATATCGTTGATGGGCATCTTCTTGTTGTCGATCCAGCTGACATTCATATTGGAAAGCTTGCTACGGCTTACGAAACTGGGGATGCGTACAATGTAGAGATAGCGATGCAAAGAGTTTTGGATGGTGTTCGAGGCATCGTACAGAAAGCTCAAGGATTTAATATTGACCAAATACTTTTTATAGCGGGTAATGACATACTACACACTGATTCAGCCAAGCGAACTACTACGAGCGGTACACCACAAGACACTGATGGGATGTTTTATGAAAATTTCTTATCAGCCAAGAAGCTATACGTTGAAGTAATAGAATTACTCCTTCAGGTAGCAGACATTCACTTTGTATTCAATCCATCTAATCACGATTACCAAAGCGGATTCTTCTTAGCAGATGTAATTCAATCTTGGTTTAGGTTATGCCCTAACATTCGATTTGATTGTAGCATAGCACATCGCAAGTATTACCAGTACGGAAGCAATCTAATTGGAACAACTCATGGCGATGGAGCTAAACCTCAAGACTTACCAATGTTAATGGCAGTGGAGGCGAAAGAGATGTGGTCGCAAACTG